CCTCCCTGCAGGGTCATTACAAACCCCTACCTCGCTCAATAGGGCGAGGACCACCTGGTCGTGATGCTGACGGACCGAGGACGTCCTGAACGCTCAAGATGTCCACTTTGCAAAGGTTCTTTGAACCCCCGCATTGTGAAAAACTTGAGTAGGGCACCATAGTCATCCAATTTATTCTTTGGTATGACCGCGGAAACAACCATCCCCTTGACAAGAGGGGACTGTGTTCTCACGTCTGTTCTCTGGGTTTCGAACCCAGAGTATGATAAGCGACCTAACACAGGAGAGGTCTCAAGAACAGCCGGAAACGGAATCAAATCCGAAATCAACTGGTCAAGATACTCCACTGTACCGTGCAATCCCTTTTTGAAAAGTTGATTGCGTAGCGATACAGCGGAAATAATCTCCTGAGCGTCCCGCCGTCGGGTGGGTAGTACTCGTCTCTGCCTAATGATAGTAATATCATGGCCGTCGTAGTACTCCTTCCCACAAGACTCTCTGAACTTCCCAGTCCAGAATGACTTGTCGACATTGACTCGAAAACCAAAATTCTCGAGTTCGTCGTGTACGGCTAAGGCGAATTCTACAGGGACGATAATATCGTCCCCGTAGACACGCACCTTACCAGAGAGGCGACTAATGTCGCGTCTGGTTAGGTGATGGCCTGGCACTTGCTCACGCATTGATTTCTCAATGCCCACAAGAATAACGGTCAAAAAGACCATCGATTCAAATGGAAAGCAAAGTGCTGAACCCATAGACGCGAACTTGGCTAGGCGTTTAACGCCGAAACCAGGTACGTCAGCCTTCCGACTCCGACAGGCGTCAACCGCACTTGATAAGTGCGGGTGATTTCTGAGGAGAGATCGTACGAGCTGATTCGAAACACGGTCGGATGCTTCACTCAAATCGAGTGTCGCCAGGTCTCTATAAATAGAGCCCTGCTTGGCAAGTTCCTGATTAGGTTCTTGTCGAGCCCAACTTATGAATCCACGGAGTAGTCTATTTCCGTTGATACCATTCTCGAATTCTCGCAAGAGAGCTTGCTGGCAATATTGCATTGCGGCGGGCTCAATGGCGATTATGCGAGGTGTTTTGGCCGTCTTAGGGACTGGAGTTACCTTAACAGGAACTTCAGCCCCAGGTTCGAGGTGCGTGATGCGGGGGAGCCGATCTAACAGGCTCCATGACGAGACGAGCATTTCCCTTGCGGGAAAATACTCTTCTAGTCTCTCGGTCCAGACAGTTTGATTCCACTTTGCGTTACCGTAAAGTTTGTCAGCTGTCGAACCGGGCCCGTGGTGCGGTACAAGCTTCCCTTCATAGACCGTGAGGTCAATGTCGGAGAATAGCTGACCGTAAAGAAGGTTTCCGATCCTCTCAAAAGCAGAGAGAGATTCCGGAGACTCATTTCGTAGTCTAAAAAACCTTCCATCACGTCCTTCTCACACTCAATGAACTTCTCCATCGCCGAACGCTCCATCTCTGGGGTGAACGGCAACTCGATCTTGCTGAACATCAAGGAAACTTGACGAATAGCATAGATCGCGTTTGGATTGGCATCAATGAGCAGGTCACCATCAATATCGAAGATTTGCTCGAAGAAACCACTCATCAGATGAGGGTATCTTGCAACTTCGTTGGGCCCCACTCGGTGTCTAGCGTATCCTTCAAAAGGAACGTTGACGTCGGCCATTTCCTTCTCGACATGCTCACGAATGTGAGTGTAGAGATGATCTGGACGGGCTTCAATGAAGTCGCGGTCGACCGCTTTAATGAGGTCAGACCCGAACTGAGGGAAAGTTTTTGTTAGAAAACTCATACCCTCGTCTTCAACTCGGGCAGCGATTATTTTGTAATCGTTGCTGGTGCTTACGCCACACCATGTCCCCATATCTTCGAGGACATGCTGCAGGAGCAACATTTGGTTTTTCATTTACTGCCTTTCATTAAGGTTAGATAAATCCAATGCCAAAAGCTCCGATAATCCATAGGGGAGTAAGTATCAATTACCTTACTCCCCCATCCGGGATTAACCGGCTATTACTAAATCTCGCCACCCAGAAGCTGGGTAATGCGAGCACCCGAAGAGGCTGAAAGATAGGCAACAAACCCATCAATAACCTGCTTCTGTTCCGCGATCGTATACCCAATCTTGGGCACGTCAACAACGAGATAAACACTCATTCCGACGGGCACTGACTGGGTAGTCGTAAACGGATCAGGAGCGATCTTCGAGTGATCAACGCGGGCTGAGCGGCGGTAACGTTTTCCAACGTTCTGCAGAATGCTCAGCTTGACCGTTCCATCGTCCTTTTGAAAGGTACCGCTGGAAGGGCCCTGGCCAGTGCGCGGAAGCGTCTGTGCCACAGCGTTAATCGTAATAGTTTGCGGATCGGCGAATGCCATTGGCGTTGTCCTGACTTTATATTTAATTAATATTAAATTATATTGGTCTCGACATCGGATGATATCGAGGGGAACTCAGTAGGCACTAACTAGCCTATGTATCTGAGTCTCTTGCTGCTATCGGTCATACCGAGAGAAGCAAGAATAGCCCATTGCCGCGGCGTAAAAAGCTGCGGGTCAAGGCCGAATCCATAAGGGGTGGCTCGCTTACGTTCCTTCACTAAAGTAGTGAAGGTGTAGCGAATTGCTCCAGGGTCCGGTCCGCGAAAGCGGACTCCCTGAAGTACAAAGGTACGCTCAGCCAACGTAGTTCGCTGAAGGTACCCATACCTCATCACAAGCCCATCACTGTTTAACGCATTGGCGATTGAAAGAACATCACCAATATTCGTTACCCAGTCGATGAGCCAACTCCAAGGCACGAGCTCCCAGAGTGAATCAGGCGAAAATAACCTGGTTCCAGCTATTTTGGATAATAGCTGTTCTATCCTAACCGCACTCTCTGTGAATGAATCACCGAGAGGTACGAAATAGGAAAATGCTCCGGAAAACTTATACTCTACACGTTTGTAGTCTGTATAAGTTAGCTGTCCCGTCCCGGTTGAACCAACAGGAAACAGCCGATGGTAGTCATAGTTTGTAGGAGTCAGAAAGTTGTCTAAACTTGCTGTATTACTCACAGAAACTATGGGTCCCTGGCTATCTTCTGTTACTTCATGACGGTGTCGGCGGGTCACAGACCCGCTATCTCTCAAATACGATATCATGGTCTTATCAACCTTGAGCATCTGTTTGAGGAGCTTCGTGATGTCTCCCACAACTGGGAGTACACCAAATTCATAACCTACAAATGCGTTTCCAGCACCCTTCACGACCGTCCCAGGTTTAGCCTTAGATCCCTGACCAGACAGATATTCTCTGTCCGGTTTCTTTGGGTTCCAGGCTCCTTGGGAGGCGCGTGCATTGTGCTGTAAAAGGCGGAGGTTATTACGAAGTTCGTAGATCTGTGGAAGTGAGGGCAGACCTTGCCTCATTTCCGCGAGAGCTACAGCGACACCAGCACTCGGTAGAGTAGGAATCGCGCTCTTCAATAGTCTATTGCCAACAACAGCTACCTCATTAGAGGTAAGTGGTGTGACAGTCGGATATCGTCTAAGCGTGGACGTTGTTACAGCGGGATATAAAGCCCCCTGATAACTAACATCTCCGTTAACGCTCTGAACATAATAGTTCGGATGCGAAAAGCGGAGGACCCTGCGTTCTGTAAAGAACTCATGGCCCCTATCAAACTCCGATGGTATACCATTACGCAGTCTAAGACTGCTTTCGTAAAGGTCATACACCGAAGTACCAGAGTACTCACCACCACTTCGATAAGAGGTGGTGGTCTGCCGAGGATTAGTTGCTCCATCGACCGCGACAACAGTTTTCGTGACGGGCTGAGTTATATACTTCTTCGAGTATACAACCACCCTAGCGTCATCTGTCAGTCGGGTCTGAGTAACTATTTTCCCCATTGGAATTTCCTTATGGATTATTAAATTATGACTCAACCACTAATACACTGTATTTGGGTTGAGCCAGCGGCACACAATGTGAGGCGCAAAAGCACCTGGGGCCCCTAAGG